CCTACCTACTACCGTAAGTATACTAGCAGTCATCCGGCAGCAGTCTATGGCTACTACCAAAATAAAATTCTAAATCCTATTTTAGCAGCAGTTTCTGAAATGCTAATAATTTTAAAAGATAACAGTGAAAAAACTGGAGAGTTACTGCAACGAGAGTACTCCTGGGCTTTTCATCGGTATCCTGAATATCAGCAGCTGGAGCAGCGTAATGCCTGAAGGTCCTGAATGCACTACTGTTGCCGTGCAACTACATTCTATTTTAAAAAACGCATATTTAACAGATGTTTCAATTCTCTCTGGCAGATACCTTAAAACTCTTCCAGAGGGTTTTGAACGTCTTAGCGAACGACTTCCCTTACAAATACTCGGAGTACGTAATAAGGGTAAGTTTATCTATATGCAACTAGAGCGTGACTGGAATGTATTTATCACTCTAGGTATGTCAGGCTCTTTTAAGATTAGCACTAATCCTTATGCTAGAGTGCAATTTGACTATCTTCACGATACTGGAGAGACTCAAGTTGAAAATCGAGTGTTTTACAGTGATATGCGTAACTTTGGGACACTGAAGTTTGTGCAAGGTCAGGAAGTGTTAGAACAAAAACTAGCCTCTATTGGACCTGATATGTTAAACGCCCCGTGTAGTGAAGAACAGTGGCTAAATCTTTGTGAACGCTATAAACGCAAAAGTCTAGTTAACTTTTTAATGACACAGAGTGTCGTCAGCGGAGTTGGCAATATCTATAAGAGTGAAAGTTTATTCTTAGCACGACTGCATCCTGCTAGAACTGTTTCTTCGTGTTCGCAAGAAGAGCTACTCGAACTGTACAAGGCAGTGTTACAAGTGCTTAAGATTGCTTATGAAACTGGTGGTTCTACTATTCGTAACTATTCAGATGTCTATAACTCTGAGGGTAAGTACGCTCGATACGCTTCGGCAGTTAAAGAAATTGCAGATGCTCGACTAGGTAAAGTAATGGTATACGGTCAAAAAACTGACCCGTATGGCAACCTTATCAGTCGAATTACTCTAGACGACAAACGAACTACTCACTATTCCCCAGTTTTACAAAAATAGTTTTTGACTTTATAGAGCGTCTACGCTATAATAGTTGTATAAACCCAAAAGCCAGGAGAAGCTCTATGGACGAAATTTCTAGTATTCGAGAGGATTTAAAAGATATCTCTCGTAGGCTTCAAACCGCCGAAACAACGCTAAAAGTAGAAGAAGCTACCCGAGCAGAACGGCATCAAAGTATGATAGACCGTTTTGAACGTCTAGAGTCGCGTTTAGATACCTTAGAAGAACAAATCTCGAATGATATGTCAGAGATTCTTAAACATATTAATGCGCTACAAGAACTAGCCACCCAAGGTAAGACTAGTTTACGTACGCTTTGGGTAATAGGTGGTCTAGTAACTGGTGGATTAGCACTTTTAGCTTCCTGGCTGAGATGATTGAACAAAAACTATTTGAATATATAAAACAGGTAATCGCTTCTGGACCTGCAGATATTGTATCTGAAGAGTTTGAATCTATTAGTCATAGTTCTTTTGAGCTTGTAGAGCCGCGAGAAATAGACGAGGATGAAGATGAAGAAGAGGATGACGAAGAGTGGGAAGACCTATCTCGTTATATCGGAAGCGTTAATCTATTTATTGCAGCGGCCTTGGTTTGTGACGAAGTCACGCAGGGTCGCTCACTGCAAAAACTTAATAAAACAGATTCAGCTAAATTTGAATCTGCTTGGAGGTCTGTAATAAACCAACTCAAAGATGAGAGGTTTATTAGAGAAACTCAACCAGTAGCACATAGTAAAATTAAGCTAGTGGTTGATAATGATAAGCTGCCAAATATTGGGGCTTAAATAATTTCTTGCTTAAAAAGGAGAAAGCTAATGACAGGCTTAACAGTAAACACACTATTTCCACGCTCAGCATTTGTAGGTTTTGACCACTTACTCGATGAACTCGATAGAGTAGCAAAACAAGCAAATGACCACTACCCGCCTCACAATATTGTAAAAACAGGTGAAGGTGAGTACCTAATTGAACTAGCTATTGCTGGGTTCCACAAAGATGAACTCTCTATCGAAGTTAAAGATAGAACTCTAGTTGTCAGAGGTGAGCACGTTTCAAAAGGTCGCGAGTATATTCATAGAGGAATTTCTACTAAAAAATTCCAGCGTACCTTTAGGCTGTCTGAACACGTTCACGTTAGCGGAGCAGACATTCAGGATGGCATTCTTGCAATTGAGTTGAAGTATGTTATCCCCGAAGAAATGCGTCCTCGTGTAATTCCAATTGGTAAAAGCGAGGTAGTCACACATGACACATTTAATCTTAGCACTCAACAACCTACAAAAACCCGTAACTGAGGGTTTAGTAGGAATTTATATGAAAATCAGTAATCTCTTTGATGCTTTTATGAGTTCAAACTTTATGAAAGCATGGGAAGAGGCAGCACGTAAGCGTGCTCAGTACTATGAAGCTCAGTATACTATTAAAGAGCTATCAAGACTGACTGATAAAGAACTAGCAGATATCGGTGTTTCACGCAGTGAAATTCGTGATATCGCTTATAGCAATACTTATCGTTCATAAGCGTTGCTGCTTAATAAGCACGTGAGGGGCCAACGGTTAGCCCCTCATTCACATCACACACAGGAGAAATTATATGAATAAGAACCCTTTTGAAATCCGCGGCGAAATTCTTCAGCTTGCCAAGGACTATATGGACAAACAAATGCAAATGAATATTACTTTTGCAGAAAAGATGATGGAGCAAGGTCGTATTCAAACAGAGCAATATGTAAAGGCTTTTCAGCCTTACAGCTTTGATGACATGATGAAAGCTGCGAGCGATATGTATTCTTTTATTTCCACCAAGGACAAGAAAGAATAACACCATGTGGCCCTATACAGAAGAAGAGGCCTATGAGTGGTTCGAAAAAAATCTTTTAGCCTATAAAAAGCTAATATCTAGATAAACGTGAAACCAAAGAGAGCTTTCGTTCTCTTTGGTTTTTAAATTTTTTAATTGCCAAAAAGAAATTAGTATGTTAACATATAATCAGTGTAGAGAAATAATTAATATAGATTCCTCATCTGGTCGAGTTTATACAACTCCCGAAGGAACCTTTCCTAGTATTACTACAGTACTAGGAGCTACCGCAAATAAAACTTGGTTACAACGTTGGATTGACACTGTTGGAGAGGAAGAAGCTACTAGAATTAAAGAGGCTGCTGCAGAGCGTGGTACAATACTTCATCACTATTTAGAACGTTTATACGAAGAGTATGAGTCACCCACCAAAGAGCAAGCTCGTAGTTTTATAGCTTCTTCCGGCTTAAATGACGAAAAACCTTTTATTAGAACTATGACAGTAGAACTAATAAAACACCTATTAGCAAATAATTTTCGTTCTGTTTCTCAAGAATTTGTTGTTTGGGACTCAGAATTGCAAATTGCTGGTAGATGTGATGGGGTAGGTTATTGGAATAATAAATTAGTAGTAATTGACTATAAGACGTCTAGAAAAAAGAAAACTGTTAGCCAAATAAAAGATTACTATCTACAGGCTACTTTTTACTGTACCGCACATAATAAACTTTTTTCTCAAAACGTTGACCGCTTTTACATACTAATGGCTGTAGAGGATGGCAGTTCTGCAGTTTTTACAGGAAGTCCTAATCATTATTTGCCAGAGTTGAGGTATAGAATAAAGAGCTTTTATGACAAGAAAAAAGAACAATATAACAGTTGAACCAAAGAATAAAAAACAAAAAGAATTTATTAGCGCTATTTCAGAAAAACCAATTGTTTTTGCAGTAGGTGCTGCAGGTAGTGGTAAAACATTTTTAGCAGCCGCAAAAGCTCTAGAATATTTAGAGTTTGCGTTTGTAGACAGAATTATAATTGTGCGTCCAGTAGTTGCTACTGAAGATATTGGCTTCCTACCTGGTGACATAAAAGAAAAATTAGACCCATATTTACTACCCTTAATGGATGCTTTTATTAGTTTAAGCAATCCTAGACGAGTCCAAGACCTTACGCAAACTGGAGAAATTGAAATAGCTCCTTTAGCTTTTATGCGGGGTCGTACATTTTCAGATGCCTTTGTTATCTTAGATGAGGCTCAAAATACCACTGTAGAACAGATGAGAATGTTCTTAACTCGCTTTGGTGAAAATGTTAAAGTTGTAGTAACCGGAGATTTAACTCAAAGTGATATCAAAGGCACTAATGGGTTACAGTGGGCAATTGAAAAATTGCGATATTGCGAGAGCGTGCATACAGTACGATATAATAATTCTGATGTTGTTCGTAGTGCTCTTGTTAGAGATATATTAAAATACATAGATTCAGATGATAAAAGTAAGACGTCTCACGAGGCAGCAGTTTCAGCGTTTATTAGACCAACCCTTGTCGGAAACGGACAGGACGAAGGTCATCAGTTTAATTCGAGCGCAACGCAAGTATCCGCTGTTAACTCTTAAGAAGTATTTACTTTTTTGGGGTATCTATCAAAGGTATCTTCCCTATGACTTTTTAGAAAGAGAGTAATGACATGCCCTTAAAACGAGGTTCTAGTCAAAAAACTATTAGTGCCAATATTAAAGAGCTAATGAAAAAGCCGAGTAAATCTCGTCGTAAGGCTGTTAGCACTTTAGCGAAAAAAGAAGGTATCTCTCGAGAAGAGGCACAACGTAAACAAGCCGTTGCTATTGCTCTCTCAGCAGCAGGAAAATCCAAAAAGTAAGGAGAGCCTTTTTGTCGGCTAAAACTCTTGAAAAAAATAGTAAGTATAATCAATTTGATTCAGACGGAGATGGAGTAGTCTCTGATGAGGAAATGGCTAATGCCGAGCGTATGTTAGAAATAGAGAATCGTGACGCAAAAGAGGACCAACTCCGCCAGATGGCTTGGGTTGCAATGATGAGTATGGTTGTCTTTACAATAATTCTATTTCTACCTTTTATTAGCGATGAGCGCATATCCGCGCTAGACAACCTATTACAGATGTTTTATATTGCACAGGCTGGAGTTGTAGCAAC